CCCACTAGGATATAATAAAAGTGCCTTCCGACGGGCCCGCCAGGCTTGGCTATTTGTCGGTCGGCCGCGCTCACCCCCAACGCGTAGTATTTGTTAAGCGCCCCACCGGCGCCTCCCACATTCTGCCCACACCTCCACACGCCACCCGGATTGGGGATAGTGGGAAAACCCCTCCCCGGGCCGGTGCTCTGAGAACCACCTTCTGACCTAATCGCCGTGGGTGGGAAGGGTTACGTGCCCGTTCAGCATTTCACCTTTCTCGAGGATCCACTAGCTTCAGAGAGTTTAGGGGGGTCGCGGCAAGTGCTCGCGAACTTGCGCCACCAGATGACAGGCACGTATAGTCTGCCCGCACTGGTGGACCGCCGATGCCTACGCAGGGCTTGAGTGACCATCTGCTTCATGTCGTGGCTTGTTTCTCGGGAGTAGAACCCGTGACATGACCACACCCCCTCCAGTCCGTTTCCAGGGAGTACCACCCCAGACGTGACCTTCATCGGGCACACACATTTACCTTGGGAACGGGTTTCAACGGACCTGGTGCTCCAGTGCTGCCTCGTCTACCCCTTCGATCGGTTCTCCCGACGTGGGTTTCTCATGGCGAGTCAACAGCAACACTGGGGCTACACCCGGAAGTGGTCTTGCAAAGGGGCCTTCACATGCTAGTACGTTGTCGGGTATTGGCTTAGCTGGCCTAGAGGGGGTGAGGCGTTTCCGAGGGTAACCACCCTGTTCGTGTCGCCTTAGCCACTTACTTCCCCTCTAGGACTTATTCGCTACCCGAGGCGTGCCCCCCACGCCTATGCATGCTCCAGTATGCCCTATGTTACTAGCCACCCCGCGCTTGACCGCCAGGTTGCGGCCCCTCCACCCGTTTGCCACCCTCCGCTCACATGTGTGTATTCACAGACAGGCTCCCCCTTCGGCCGCCGGCTCCATACACGGCCTTACGCCCCCCATGCTTCATCCCGACCATGCACCCAGTCCGCCGTACGGTTTGCTGGTCCCACCCCCGATGCCAAGCATCGCCCACCTACGGTAGACGGTTTCCCGTCTGGGCAGGGGTTAATCGTGCACGCCCGGTCCTCCGCTAGCTACCACCCCTATCCGCCCACAGCAAGCCCCACCCAGTGGTCCTCCCCGAGCTGCCGTCCACTACCACGGACGGGTGTTGAGCCTATCCCTGGGCGTCCCAGTAGAGGGAATCCGACTGGGGATCGACCTCGTGCTCCAGCACAGCCCAGAGAACCTCCCTGGACCACCGGAACCCATATCTATCAGGAAAACCGATATGGGCACGAAGTCTACTCTCCAGTAGGACTTGCTCATCACCACTGATGCCAAACGCGGCCTCGAAGGACTGCCTGGAAGCAGCTGTCACAGGTACCGTAACGCTTGAAATTACAGCCTGCCAGCTACCCGCCGCCCTGATCGCGTCGAGTGAGGCACCCTCGAGAAAATCCCGAGGGTCGGGTAGGTCCGGTACATGAGCTAACCTCTCAACGGCGGCGGAAAAATATGCCTGCATCACTGGCACACCGCGCGCGAGGTACAGCTCACATCTTGCCGTTGCTTTGAGTACGCGCACACCAAACGTCCATTCGTTGAAGTGCCTATGGCCACTAAACGCGTTCGACAAAGTCTTACGCACGTCGCGGACCATCTGCCAACCTTCAGCGCACCAGACGGGGTGTGACTGCCCAAAAACGACCTCCTCCAGGCGAGTGACTGGTCTTTCGACAACCAGCTCCTGCGCAGACACCTCGCGGCAGGTCGACCTAAAGTCGCCCACCACGCGGGTGGCAAAAGCCGGTTCCACGAAGATCAGGCAGTTGTCACCATCCGCCAACAAATCGTAGCGGAAGTGACCCACCCGGCTGGCCATGAGGTGCACCGTTGCTCGCACCGCCGCGATCATGATCAGGGTGTTACCCAGGCCAGTGTTAAAATCACCACTGGCCCGGCACCCCTCACGTCGAAAGCGAATGCCACCAAAAGTGCGCCCCTGTAGCACCAGCTGGGTCTGCAGCAGATCTCGCAGCTCCACATCACCTGGGTAGGCCGCTTTGTAGACGGAATGCTCATCCAGTAGATCCCTACGCGTCACGTGGGCCTCAAACCTGGATCCATCTACCTCAAATACAACGGTACCTTCTCCCACCCCTTCCATCTTGAGCTTGATGATGGAAGCTCTCTCCCGCGGACCAAGGCCCTTGGCCACCTGCCGTGTCGGCGCAACTCCCGGACAGTCACCCACGATCGAACGCCATAGAAGCCCCTCAACAGGCTTGAGATATGACGCAATCAGCAGGTTGAACCTCGGCGAACGCGCGTTGATCATCCTGGGCTTCTTGACGGATTGGGTGTATGGACACACCTTCTCCGCCTTCACAAAAGAAGTCAGGCGCCGATCCCGCGACGTTAGCTCCGGTTCAATTCGCAGACTCTCCAGGGCCTCCACGTAACGACGGTGGAGCCTACCTGAGTAGCCTGCTACGACTCTCTCTAGGGTCAGTCGCGTCACTGGGGTCTTCTTGACGATCAGGCGTAGCCGTCGCCACTCCTGTTCCAACCACCGATTACTCACGTAATCTGGGGTCGGCCCCAATGTCCGAACCAACAGGCCAGCCAATTCGTTGTGCACACAAGAGCTGTGCACAACTGGCCTCCAGGTGCCTTCCACCGCTGGCTTATGGCACCAGTACATACACCGTTTGACACTCTCGCAGGACAAGCCTGTAGGCTCGGCAGGTAGGATGAGACGCGCGTCCGACCTGAGTGCCGCTTTCACGGGACCCATACAGACGGCGTAACCTGCCACACCCAGGCTGTCCTAAGTGCGAGAAAGTGTCACCTCACCAGCGCCGGCGTACGTCCTTCGGAACACAGACAGTATCAAACCGGACAGCGACCATGAGATGCGAACACATCCCAAAACTACCAAGGCGCCAATGGCCCACTCCCAGCCGTAACCAGTAAAGGTATACAGCGGTCCTGTGGCCAGGCACAACAACAGTAGCGACCACGCTATCCGTTTCCACTGCCAACCCGATGCATGTCGGAGGGTTCCATCGGCGAGCTCGGCTGACCTCGACACGATCCGCTCGGCGTGCGCCGCCACGATCCTGGCTGCCCGTTCCTCAACGTCCGGAACGAGCATGGCCACTGCAACCGTATCTGCAGCAACCAAGGCCAGATACTCAGGGGTTAGCCCGAGTTCCTTGCCTGCCTGAGCGTAGCGTGCCCGCAAGGCCGCGAACACGTGTTGGTCCCGTGGGCGGTTGGTCATGTACAGGACCAACCTCGCCAAAATGCGAGTGCTCACACGGTGCCGACTGCCCCCTCTCACATTAACATCGGTAAGAAAGTCGTAGCCCTCGTAACCTGGGACACGACCCTCTTTATCCTCCTCCCGGAAGTCCACCTCCTGCGCTGCGATCGGCGTTACCACGCCAGCGTACAGGTCCCGAAACCAGTCTCCAACAGTCATCGGTGAGGTCCTAGCCACCAACCCGATTAAGTTGAATTCTCTCTCGGGATCACCAACCAGTCGTGACATCATCTGGTTAGCGATCGCACCTCGCTGCCGTAGTCTGCTTGGCCTACCCAAGCGAGAAGAAAGCCAGCCGGGGCCGCCACCCCCTACCCTGGCCTCCTCCTCATCCGTCCGGACGTCCCCGACGTGACCCGGAACCGGCGGAAACTCCTCGACTGCGTCCTGGTATTCGCCCTCGGTCGCAGTCTCGTCGTCTCTCGCCGTTAACCCTTGCGGAGCCCCCTCGCCTATCTGGAGCTGCTCCACTCTATTTAACACGTCGCCGGGTTGCAAACGGCGTGCGTCCTCAGAGGTTGGCCGGCGACCCCACAACCACTCTTGGAAGGAAGTGGGGTACTGGTCCGCCAGCAATCTAAAGGCTTCAGGCCTATCGATATGCGCTCTCATGAGCAATAGGCCGTCCCATGGAGGTGAACCCCCATCTGGTACAGCCCTAGCCCATTCCCTCGCAATATCGATCGCCCTAACACCTGAAGGTGCGCGGCCGCGGCGCGCGCGGCTTCTCCTCCGATCAATGGGAATAG